TGCAGGCATCGGATGCCACCTTTACTGCGCTAAAGTATGCGTTCGCTCAGTACTCCCCAATCGGCGGGCGCATGACCCCAATCCCTGCCGCCATCAAGCCCGTCATTGAGGCGGTTACAAACTACTCGTTCTTTACAGGGCGCGAACTGGAGGGTGTCTACCAACGCGGCCAACTTCTACCATCACAGCGTACACGTGGTAACACCAGCGAGCTGGCACAGGCAATATCAAAGTTCACGGAGACTCTCCTTGGAGAAAACAACGCCATCTCCCCCATCATGATCGACAACACCCTGCAGGGTTACTTTGGCTCTGTGGCGGGCATAATCACGATGGGCACAGACCAGTATATAAACTCTGACCGGATGGACCGCCCCCTGCAGAAATACTGGATGCTGAGTAACTTCCTATACGACCCAATTGGTAGCCGCCGCTTAGACGAGTTCTACGAGTTGCGCAGCAAGACGTTTGGGGTAAAAGGTACGCTGGATAAACTGGCCAAGGAAGACCTCGATGCCGCAGTGAAGTTCGCGAACGAGCACATAAACGAACTGTCGCTGGCGCAAGGTATTGGCTCGGCACTAGGACAACTCTCCGACACGCGCAGGTACAAGAACTACCTAAACTCAAATATGGCGGCGCAGTCGATGAGCCAAGACGAGCGTGCGACCAGTATGGAAGAGACTCGTCGTCTGGAGCAGGGGCTGGTCGGTTGGCTACGTGAAGTTCAGGCGGATGTGAACAAGGCTAAGTAACTCGCCAGACGCGCACACCATAGAGTCCGTACTCACAACGATTGCGGGTCTCTATGCGTATGCGTAGCCATCTAGTGTACGGACGTAACGCCTTGTGTACGTCCTCTGCCTGCGCCGTTGTAGGTAAGAAAAAGGACGAGCCGTGTGTCAGTCTGTCCCACATTATGTAGAAGGTCACCCCAAGAAACGGGAACACGTTAATGTCCTCGCTGGGGATGGCAGGTTTCTTAAAGGTCTTGGTCTTCGTTAAACGCCGTCGATTCGATGCCAATTAGTGCTCCATCAAAAATGTAACATCTCACGGGGATACCGCTCATACTGCCTAGCGCTCCGGCCCCAAGACGAGTCAGGTGTGACTTGCCCTCATGCTTGAGGTAGTTCAGCTTGGTCAGGTTCGCTATTGCCCGTTTAACATCCACTGAGCGGCTCGAGAAGAACTTGCGAAACTCCGCCACCGGTATAGCCAGCTCATTACTTGCTGGGTCGTACCGCATCTTTAACTCCCCCTTGGGCATCATGGCAGGTCTTTGCGGCGCGCCGCCTGCTGCAGAATACGGTGCTACCAATGCGTTGTTAATATTCGCATGGATAAACTGAGCCAACGTTTCACGTGCTACAGCCGTAGGGTCGCTTACATCGGTACTGTGAACCAATTTACGCTGGGCAATCTCTACCTGCATGGACTGGTAGACCCGCTTGATGTCAATGCTGTGCAGACCCAACCGCTGTGAGATGAGTGCGCCCGTAAAGCAAATCGTCAGTAAGCATGAGTAGAAACGGTCACGCTGGTCTAACTTAAACTCCCGGTCAACCTTCTTCTGCATGTCAGCCAGCATCTCCATCACTTTGTCCATATTCTGGATGATGTAGTCGATGTAGACAGGGCCCGCCACACCGTAGTTCGTGCTCAGCTTAGAGAACACTGCGTCGATTTCTTCTTTGCTAGCGCCCATATACACAGGTACATCCAACTGCAGGACGCGACGTAACTCACCATCAGACATATTCTTGTTCTGCATCAGCATGTCGATTACTGACGAGTTAGAAGAGGTGATAGTAATGTTGCACCAAGTGGTTGTGTTCTGGCGCAGAGTGTTGGACTGCGCGTTCATACGGTTCTTACCGCGCCCATCCGTCACACCATAGGCCATGTCCGACACCATCTCGGGCGTGTCGTTGCTAATCTCGTCAATCGTAGCCACGATGCTATTCAACATACCGACCAAGTGGTTCTTAGATGCCGCGGTATCCTTTGGGCGAATCAACAAATCCTCGGGGGAACCGAAGATTGAGTTAGCCACCATCTGTGCCGTTGACTTACCCGCGCCAGACTCTGCGTTGTACAAGTGAACCAGCACGCCCTTAACAACTGGGTGGTTCAGCAGCTTCAACAAAGGTGAACCAAACCCGCAGAACAACGTGAATGCATGCGCCTCTAGCCCAACTCGGTCGTAGAAGTTAGCAATGGTTTTCCATTCTTCTAGGGTACCGGTTGGCTTAAACGCTGCCGCCATTTGTCTCGTTCCACTTGCGGGGGGAGCCAGTTTTGTACCGCTTGCGGTGTACTCAAGGTCGCCAACAACAAACCCAAGTCTGTCAGAGGTCCAACCCATCTGGTGGCGAGTCCGGTTAGCCGCGTATTGTGACTGCAGGCGGCGCAGTGATGATGCAAAGTAGGCCATAAGCTCTTGTGTATGTTTTCCATAAGTAATAACGCCGTTGCGCACTAGCAAGTCACGCAAGGTGTCGGGCTTCATGATGTCCTTGACGGAGCTGTAGAACCGGCGTAAGCCGTCCTTGCGCATGTGCAGGTTGATGCCTACCATCTCGCCTTCGCCGTCCCCATTAGTATCCGAGTCGTAAAACCGTTCAGTTAGATACAGGTCATCTCGGTATATTTCAACCTCCGTCTCGGTCTCGCCGTCAGCGGCTTTAACCTTCTTGAACACACCACCGTTCACACCACGAAAATATGGGTGGCCGTACGAGGGGACGCTAATCTCTCTAGGCGCGTGGTCCTCATCTTCTGGTGCGGCAATAGTGTATTCACCTTCCGCAGTGAGCGGAGCTTCCGCAACAGTCTTACCCAGCATCAAAGGCGTACTGACGGTCTGCTTACAACCCTCACACCCAGCGCCATAGTTCTCTTTGTACCAGCTACACAGGTACGGACCTTTAGTCTCTGCTGCCTTCTCTTCCGTGGTCGTTGGCTCGTAGTCTGGGTGCGGACTAGACAACTTGTGGATAGCAATTACGCGGTCAGAGCAACGCGTAGCGATAGACAACGCGGCACGCCACAAAGGCTCCTCTAGCGTAGTTGACTCCCGCAGTGCCCGGTCGATCTGCGCACAGCCATTACCTTTCAGGCTGAGCTTGGCCAACTTCTTAAACGAACACTCAGGGTAGTCCCCAGCCAGTTCGCGTGATGTGTCATCCATGCCGAACATCTTTGCTGCGGATAAATCCACAGGCGGCGTAGGCAGGAGGCCTAACATTGTCTCGACATCTACAGGCTGACCCTGTGAAATGATTTGTACCGGACGGCTCTGGCCGTTCTTAAAATTAGCAGTGCCCGGCAAACGCAAAATACGAGCCGCGTCTGTAGTCACAGAAGGGTCGGCGTGCAAAGCTTGGGTGCTACATAACTGTTTTAGGGAACGGGCCATAGGCTTCCATTCTTCAACAGTCACATCGCGAGTCAGCGGCCAATATACGTGCAGGCCGCCACCAGAATTTACAAGAGTAGGCGTGGGTAATCCCGTTGCCGTAATAAATGCAGAGAGCGCTTTAGCGCCGTCCGCTTGGTCGATGTAGTCTTTCTTAGGTCCGCAATCAATATCAAGGAACAAAGCGCGAAGGAACTGGACATTGGGTAATTTACGCATGCCTTGGTCATCATAAGATGCCATTGCAAAATACGCGTCTACACCCGTAGAGTTATGCCCGTCCGCAACCGCCTCGACTTCCTCAAGGGAATCGTAAAACGTCTGGTGAACCACACCACCGCGAATACCAACGGCGCAATACCTGCCACTCGTAGGTAAGATGGAGCGAAGAAAATCTGTCACATGCACTCTTTCAGAAAAGAGGATAAAAGGGTGGCACTCGGTGCCACCCTTCGGACGACATCACTTGTAGTATCGGGAAACGAATTTCTCAATAGCCGCAAGGTGAAGACGTGAGCGTGGAGCGGAACTACCGGTCAGCCAGTTGTACACGGTCGCCCGAGTAACACCCAACTTATCTGCTACGAACATCACAGGATATTCTTTTAGTAGAAGTAGCGCCGCCAAGGTTTTTACGGGCTCGGTAAGAGCCGCACGTTCCACACGCCGCAAGAAGTGGACGCTATGTCCACGCCCTGAATTAATCTTCATCGTCAGTCAACCACTGGCTCAACACGTCCTCTGCGGCTTTGCCAACTTTCGCGGGCTCTGCTTTTTGCTTTGGACGAATAACCGGCTCGTCTTCTACATCCTCCACTGGCTCTTCCACTTTAGCTTTCTTCGCTACTACTGGAGCTTGCGTGAACGCCGCTGGTAATGCGGGTGCATTGTCTTTCTTAGGAGCAAAGCGCAATTCCAATGCCGCGCGGACATCGTCAGTTGTACTCTGAGCCTTAGCGACATTCCACTCCTGCTCACTCAACGGGCGAACTGCACGGAACTTCAACACTGGCACTGCTTCGCTTGTATCAAAACGAGCTTCGGTAACAACGCCTGTGATTGGAATACCGTGACCGGACAAGAATTTACCGTACGCTTGTAGTGGCATCTTGTCGCCATCAGGACGACCAAACAAAGACTTAGCCGGAACCGTCAGACGGTACACATTGCCACTGATGTCGTTTTCTAATGTCACCGCGATACGTTTGCTGAATCGGCATGCACGCGCTTTACCTTCGCCTGAACCTTCGATGTTTTGCGGGCATGTACCGCAGTTAACACTTTGGCGAGACTCGGCAGCCACTTCTTCGTTGGGCACGATACCTTCAGAAGACCAGCATGATGGGCGGATGTCCTTGCCTTCTTCGTACTTCTCAGCGTAGAACGTACGCTGTGTACCTTTACTAGTCGCGATAATGACCATAGGCATCGAACGCTCTTCGTTCTGCCCGACTTGTTCACCACCAACCATCATGCGCCATACACCACCTCTAATGGAGATGCTCTTACCGCCGGAGTTACCAGCAAGTTCGCGGGTCGCCTCATCAGCGACGTTACGGAGGTAGTCAGGGATTACTGAACCGGACTGAAACAGACTAATATTACTCATGGTATTTCCTTTAAACAAGTTTTAATTTGCACGCGAACGAGTGACCGTAACAGCATAACGTGAGACTACGTTAGTACCTTCGGGCAGCAAGTCTGGGCGCTGGTTTATGAATTCTGCGAAAGCGGTTTGGCTGAGTCGTCTCTCAAGAAGTTCGGGTACACCGTGCTCCTTAACAAACTCATACATCCGTCCCCAGTCGCTCGTGTCATAACGGGTTTTGACCGAACGCTTGAAAGAACCGAACTCGGTCTTCCCGCCATCTTGGCCAGTATCTTTACACAACTGCAGAAGCTCTTGCTCAATTACATCGAGCTGTACCTGCAGAACATCAATTATTTTTTTAGCTTCCGTTTCGGCTTCGCGCTTTGCGTCCCGAATCTTAACGTAGGCTTTTATCAGCTTCTGTACGTCCATTCTCTTTCTCCTTATAGGTATGAGCGGGGGCTCACATAAAGCAGTGTTTTCATCCACCAACACTACGGCGCTAACCCGTATCTCCCCCGCCCATGAATCAAATTATACACTGTCAATCCTTTGAGTCAAGGACTTTCTATTTCTTGTTTGTAAAGTTCTACAAGGTCCATGTGCATGTCGATCTTTTGCCCCAACATAACGTACATCCGCTTCTCTACAGGCGACCCTTGCAGGTGGGTGACTGTAACCTTATTCTTCTGCCCTTGGCGGTGTGCACGCGAATTTGCTTGTAAATAAATCTCGGTGGAGCTTACTGGACCCCACCACACTACTTGGTCAGCGCGAGTCAACGTGATACCGTGCGCAGTCGCTTGCGGAACCATTAACAAGATACGCACGTTGTCTTCGGTTTGAAAGTCCTTAATAATCTCGGCTCGGTTCGGTGCTGATATTCCCCCGTGGATTGTGGCTGACGTATACCCTGCGGCACGAATCTTATCTTCCACCAACGTCAACGCGTGGCGATACGGTATAAACACCAATACCTTCTGGTCGGTTTGGTCGATCACATCCACCAGCGCCTTGAATCGGTTAGCCACATCAAACTCCACCACGTCCCTATCGTCCGTATACACCGCCCCTTGTGAAATCTGCAGCAGCTTGTTCAGCATCGACGCGGCGTTCACTGCGGTAATCTCAGCGCCAGCGGCTAGTGCCACCATTTGCTGCTTAATGTTTGTGTAGTACTTACTCTGCTGGGGGGTCAATGGTACATCTCTAACCGAGTACAACAGGTCAGGCAGGTCTAGGCACTCTTCCTTAGTGAACCGAATCGCTGGCTGTAAGGCTTTATGTACGACGTCCTTGGAGTCCTGCTTTGGCACCCACTTGTACTGCGTAATCTTAACCATGACTTGATCCCGAAACTTTCCATAGAACATCGGCACGGTGCTGGGGTTAACCAGCTTGGCCAGACCATACGCATCAAGCGGTGACTGAGAGGCCGGTGTGCCCGTCATAAGCCACAACCTAGTAGTTGGGTCCGTCAGCGCCGCGATCGACTTCCAGCGGTCTGTCTGCACGTTCTTAATGGCGTTGGCTTCGTCCACAATAATCAAATCAAACCCGCCCGCCTTCAGCTCCTTCTCGACTACCTTCACACCGTCAAAGTTGATGATGACAAATTCGTAGTCCTTGCTGAGGACTGCCTTGCGTTGCTCCCTACTGCCCTGCGCAATAGCACATGAGCGGTGCATGACAATCTTGAACAAGTCTGCGCGCCACGCGGTATCCATAATAGATACAGGGCAGACAACCAGTACCCGTTTGATTAGCCCCTTGTTCATCAGGTAGTCGGCAGCCCATGCCGCCGCAGCGGTCTTACCCGTACCCGCCTCGTTAAACACAAAGCAGCGGGGGTGCGTGGCTAAGAAAACCGCGGTGTCCCTCTGGTGATTGAACGGGGTGTACATACCGGGCCACTTGTACCGTCCCAGAATGGGATGAGGTACATCTTTGATGCCGAGGTTACGCAGAATCCGCATCTCGTCCAAGTCCCAATGAACCATGACTTTTGATACGCCATCGTTCTCGTCAAGGATGTGGCTCTTAGGTATGAGCGCAGTGATTTGTGACGCCTTCCGTGTATTAAACACGAGCGCCCTGTCTTGCAGGATTTCCATATACCACCAATATAACAAACACACAAAAAGGGCCCGGAAGCGAACTTCCGGGCTAAATTCCAACAAGGATAGAACCGTCGGCGGAGAAGGCCGACAACTAATCTTACCCTACCTATCGCCGCAGCGTTAGGATTTTTTAGTTTTAATCGCCCCTGTTTTGGTACGGGGGAAACTCCGATTGACATTCTTACTTACAGCGCGTAGGTTACTCGCGGCGGTTGAACCGCCCTTTGACAACGGCTTCTTATGGTCTACGTCCATGCCGTCTCCCTTGGAGACTCGGCCTTCCTTCATCAACTGACTGCGGGCAGAGTTTCGCTTGGCGCGATTCTTCTTCTGGTCCGGGGTGCCTTGGTACTTGTCGTACTCGGCACGGTAATCTCTTTTAGCATTAGCCATGGTTTTCACAAGATTCAACTGGGCAAAATCTGCACAGCGCGGAAGCGCGAGGATTCCATACCCCGTGCGTCAATGCTGCGTTGATACCGTCCGCTCTGCCTGCCCACTTTGACAGAATCTCAGGTAGTTCTGCCCTAGTGTACTTGGCTTTAATGACATCGCCAACTACCAGAAACAGCAGTGCCCCCTTGACAACTTGGACTTCCGGGTGGTGCACAAACGTCATGGCCGCCATCAACTCCAACTGCCCCTTGTCTGCATACTTGCTTGACTTCCCGGTCTTGTAATCCACAACAAAAGCGGTCTCCTTAGCATCATCTACCAACAGGTAGTCTGGGACACCTCGGAACCACGCATCAGCCGCAAAGAAGTCTGTGGGGCGAAAGTTAGCGGTAATAGCCATCTTGCGTTCGCAGTACACGATTCCTTCCATATGAGCCAGCGGCTCGGCAAACTTTTGGAACTGTGCGAACTTGGGGGGTATCGCTACCCCGTCCTGCACGTAGTCCTCGAGTGCTTTGTGTACGGCAGTACCGTACAGCGTAGCGTCAGTGTCTTTCGATTTAAACTGTTTGAGAATCCGAACCGTATGAAACCTGCGAGGGCAGCCCTCAAAATCTTTAATTGAGGAATACGAGTGCACGAGTGCCATAGAAACAACCTGTAGTTCTTTGAGTTTTATAGTATAACGCTATCCGCCATAGCTATCCCCTACATCTGATTCACACCCAAGGGGTAATCCTTTGGCCCAGCTTGGCTGCCACGACATGCACGTCTCAATGTGCGCCTTCGCTTCTTCCTCCTCCTCGCGCTTAGCCAGCGCCCCCACCGA